ATACAATGTACATCATGTTCTGAAATATGTATATCCATTATCTACCTTTAATGATTATCTGGTGTCTATCAAACCCACACAAGCGTATAATTCCATTATATTGTGCAATTAAGCATAATATATTACTTAAGGATAAATACCATGTGGACAACTCCAGCAGCTACAGAAATGCGTTTTGGCTTTGAAGTAACTATGTACGTAATGAACAAATAGTTATAAGCAATTGGGGATGCTCCTAGAAAGGAACATCCTCATCTGCACCTTCAACAGCCGGTGCACTTCTTACTTCCCCCTGAGTTTCTTTTAATTGCACAGAGCCACTAATAAACTTACCGTTCTTACCTTCTCTAATCCAGCCACTAATTCTAAATTCAATACCATCTACATTAGCAGTACCTGTATAGTCAGGTCGTTTAGGATTATCACCTTTGTCATTCTTAAATAATGTAAACGTGTTTGTATTGTCATATTCAGCCATCTTATTGCTCCTTTGGAAATAATAATTTATCTTCTTTTAAATCTATATCAAATATGGGTTTGCGTTTCCAACGAGTAGGTTCTACATCATCTTCTACAAACTTCATAAATTCTAACGCTAAAGGTTTATACCAGTCAAACCATTCTTTACTTCTTTCAATAATTTGTATAGTAATTCCTTTTGGTGTCCACACTACAAAGTAACATCTTGGAGCACCACATACTTCCATTTGTAACTGTGTTTGGAAGTAATAACGGTCTGGAATCATACCATAAAACTCCTGGCTATAAGGACACTTTGCTTCTATTGGCAGCCTGTTTAAGAACCCATCTGGGCTTGCACCTAATGGTAAATCAGGATGAACAATTAACTTATTACCAGTTTCAGTAATCTCTCCCATAGCTTTTTCAAACTCACAAATAGCAAGATGTTCATTAAGATTACCCCAATCAGTCATTTCATTACCTTCAAATGGAGCTTCTCTTAAAGTCATTTGACGCCATAACTTTTGTCTTTCATATACAGCAGACCAAGCATTACTAGCTGTAATAATATTATGACGTCTATTGTCGGTTAAATGACTCATGCAGACTTCTTGAGTTCATTAGCATAATCACGTAATTGAGTTTTAGCATTTTCTGGTAGTTTAAAGAATGCTTCTTTTAGCTTACCTTCTTTTAATGCTTCTTCTAATTGTGTTTTAAATTTACCTAATTGAGACTCAGTTACTTCAACTTCTTCTTGTTCTACAGGCTTAGCAGAGTCAATAGAGTCGTGTTCTACAATTTCAAAAGCATTTACCCACAGGTAACGCCTTAAGTAACTCTGAACCGCTCCTAAATTTTGTACTTCATGACAACCTTTTAAAGCTGCTGAAGACATAGGACATTTAAACTCAATAAACTGTGTAGCATCATCTATGTCTGTAATAGTAAGAATTGCTATGTCTGTATAAAATGTTACTGTGCCACAGATACCCACCTCATTAGAAATTTCTTGAATAGTAGGTAAAAAGTCACTTAGTTCAAAATATTGGTATCCTGCAAATTTATTCTTACCAGATTTTTTAAGCTCTGTATTTTGCAAGGCAAGTCTAGCTTGCATTAATTTTTTATGAATGCTCATTTATTCTCTCCTGTTGTTTGGTTTCCATCTCGTGCAACTCCTGCATCACTTGTTGGTAAAATTGGTCTTCCATTCTCTCTCTCCCATTTTTCGTTATCTAATTTAAGTTCTTCAGTTAGTCTTTTAAGTATTATTGCTATATGTTCTAGTTCTGTAGCCATAACATCCCCACTATAATTAAAACTAATATGACAGTCAAGATATTTGTTGTTATATGTTCTTGATGTTCCGTATCGTCATGTTTATAGTCAACACCATATCTTTCACGATAGCTTCTAGGTGTTTTATAATGCCATTGGTTATACCAGGTATTATGTCTATCTTTATCCCATCCCCAATTAGTCATCATGCTTCTCCTGTTGTTCTAATAAATGCTCTGCTTCTAATTCTTTTTGCTCAAGTCTTTCCATATCATCTAAATATGCGTCTGGGTCTAAATGTCTTTCCATTATATTGCTCCTGCTAACTTGCCCATAACCCAAAGGCATAAAGCTACATAAACCCAGAATAGTATTGCTGTTGCTATCATTGTTGAAATTTTCATGTCTCTCTCCTAAAGTTGACAATTGAACTCTAAACCCATAAAAAACACCTGTCAAGTATTTTCTATATAAAAAATAGTTTGCTTATAGATTTTATTCATGATAATCTTTTTTGGCATTACTAACAAAGGAGAGCAGCATGCGTATTAAAAATTGGGATAAATACCAGCATTACAAGCATAAAAGTGATATGAAGTGGTTTAAATGTTATGGTCGTGATATTTTAAATGACCCTGATTTTATGAAAATGGATGATATAAAACAGGCAACTTTATTCAAATTATGGTGTTTAGCTAGTGAGTCAAATGGCAAATTACCACAAGTATCAGATATTGCCTTTAGATTTAGAAAGCCTATCAGCTTTGTAGAAAAATTAGTAAAAGAATTAGATACTTGGCTTATAAGAAATGAAAGTATAGAGCAAGTCTATACAAATACTATAACAGATAAGAGTAGATTAGATAGAGATAAGATAATAAAACCCATTATGCGTTTTGATGAGTTCTGGAATACCTATCCAAATGTTCGTAAAAATAATAAGAAGGGTTGTTTAGAAAAATGGCAAGCAAAAGACCTTGACTTAATAGCTGATAAAGTTATAGGCTATGTCAATATGATGAAAGAAACTAAATCATGGAAAGAAGGGTTCGTGCCAGCACCTATGACATTACTTAACCAAGAAAGATGGGATGATGGAACTGTAACTAATATCCGTAAAGTTTGGGAAGGTGGCATCTAGTGAACATAGGTGAAGTAATAGATAAACTAACAGTTAGCCAATCAACAGTTCAAGAATTTTATAACGAGGGGTATGGACATGCAGAGTTTAAGGTTAAAAGTACGGATTTATTTGCTGATAGTTTGGTACAGTATTTTAGTGAGGAAGTTCATAGTGGTAAATCACTTGGATGGATTAAGACGGAAGATAAGTTCAGGGTTAGGGCTTCGGAACTAACAATCCTTACTGGTGTATCAGGTCATGGTAAATCAATGTGGCTATCACAAGTTGTTTTGTCTATGATGAAACAGAATACTAAATGTTTAATAGCATCTTTAGAAATGAGACCTGTGCTTACATTAGCTAGAATGATTACCCAGGCATTAGGTTCACCTGAGCCAACAGATGAGTATATACATAAGTTTTGTGAACGTGCTAAAGACAAGTTATATATATACGACCAAACAGGAAGCACTAAGTCAGAAGACATGATAGCAACTCTGCATTATGGGAAGCATGTATTAGGAGTTGATGTATTTATTATTGACAGCTTAATGAAATTGGATGATGTAACTGAAGAGTCTTTAGATGGACAGAAAAGACTTACTAATTCTTTAGCGGTAATAGCACGTGATTTACAAGTAAGTATTTTTTTAGTAGCACATACTAGAAAACTTAAAGACGAAGCAGAGATACCTGACGCTACAAACATTATGGGGAGTTCGCATATTCGTAACTTATGTGATAATATTATTTGTGTATGGCGTAACAGATACAAAGAGAAGTTAATAGAAGAAGGTAAGACTTCAGATGATGAGTTAAAGATTATTCCAGATGCAAAAGTTTTTGTTCAGAAGCAGCGTAATGCACAATGGGAAGGTTCATTTAACTTTTGGTTTGACCAAAAAGGTTTACGCTATAAGGAGAGTCCATGATATTAGATAACTTACCAATAACACCTATTACTTCTGTTTACAATGCAGTTGAATATGTTGTAAAAAAACAAGATAAACCTAAAGAAATATTGCCACCAGAAGTAAGACAAAAGTTTGATAGATGGAAACGTGAAGACTTTTACAAAGATGACCCTTATAAAGAAATGTGGGATAAAAATTGGATAAACAAATAACCATAAACGAATTTATTAAACTTTGTAAAAAGCTATTCGGGGATAACATAGAATACAAAGCAACCTCTAAAGACGGACAAGTATTTAAAACGAAAGGATGGAGAGATGATAAAGTGGGCATTAACCAAAGACAACTTACCTCAGCTTATAGAGAAGCTAAAAAATCTTGACTTTACTAAACGCTGGCGTGTAACAGTAACAGACGCTAAACTTAACCGTAGCTTAGAACAAAACGAAAGACTATGGGAATTGTATACAAGCATAGGTCAGCATCTTGGCATTGAAAAAGACAAGATACATGAACTTATGGGATATAAATTTTTACGATACCAAACAGAAATTGCAGGTATGCCTGTAGAACTTATAAAATCAAGTACTAAACTAACCACAAGTGAGATGACAGAATATCAACAACAGATAGAGGTATGGGGTCAGACTATGGGTTGGGGTTGGGATTATTAGTGAACTATCGTAACCCTAAATTACTTAAACTAGCAGATGGTGCACCATGTATGATGTGTTCTATGCAAGACGGAACTGTAGTATCTGCACACTCTAACCAACTACGTGATGGTAAAGGAACAGGTATAAAAGGACACGATTATCGTATAGCTTTCTTATGTCACCAATGCCACCATATGATAGATAATGATAAGATGTTAGATAAGCATGATAGAATAGCAGCATGGGAAGAAGCACACCGTAAAACTATAGGCTGGTTATTTACTAACGGACATTTGGAGGTAAAGTAATGGGTAAAGGTTCTGGAAGAAGACCATTGTTAATTTCTGAACAAGAAGCACAAGATAACTGGGA